GCAAATACAACAAAAATAATTTAAAAGCGTTGTTTTTATGCAACATAAAATTCTTGAGTTTTCCCACTTGACCCGAAAATCTGGCTGCGCTAACATCTGCGTGCGCAGGTGCGCCCGCTAAAAGGCGAACAAACCCCCGAAAAAAGCCGTCAATTCATGCGGCTTTTTGCACATTTGGAGCCCTCATGGCTAAGACAATTACGATCGAATTGGCCGATGACGGCACAATCATCGTCACCTCAGACGAGATGACGGAACCCTACGTGTGCCAAAGTGCTGACGAATGCGTTCAGTTCATTGGCAAGATGCTCGCCGAGGAAACTGGCGAGGGTCCTGAAGAGCAGGCCACAGAAGGCGCAGAGAACTACGGCCAGATGTGGAATGAAGAGGCGGCCAGCCGCAAACCCCAACCGGGCCTGATGGCCTAACCCCAAGGAGAAACTCATGGAACAGAACTACGGTAACCCAGCATCACGCAACACAATGCGCGCAGCAGGCAGCATGCTCAAGAGCGGCGCAGCTATTGGCGGTGGCGGCAATCAGACTCAAGGCAAGGGCGAGATCCCCGGCAAGGTGTCTGTACCAATGCCCGGCACCAACACTACGCAACCTGCGTACAAAGGCGGCACAGCCAAGGCGCCTACAGGCTTTAACAACGGCCTGATCAACGGCATGATCTGATGCCAAGCAAGTCGCCAGCTCAAGCCCGCTTGATGGCGGCTGCAGCACACAACCCCGCCTTCGCTAAGAAGGTGGGCGTTCCCACGTCCGTCGCAAAAGAATTCAACCAACACGACGCGGGCACGGGCCTCTTACGAAAGGCAATGAACGATGGCAAGCAAAAGAAATCCAAGTCGTAACGCCGACTTAGCCGGGGCGCCACCTAAGCTGGCGACCATGGACGATCTGGCGTTTCCGACAGGGGCCAAGACCGGCCGAACACACGCAAAGCAAATCACCAGCCAGAAGAAGGGCCGTGATATGCGAATCAACCTCAAGGCCGTTGCAGAAGCCTGCATCGAGGAAGGACTCGATCCTGCCGTTGAAATCGCCAAGGCCTTGAAGGCAACGATCCCGATGATGCGCAACGGCATGCAGGTGTTTGACGACAACGGCGTAGCGGTCATGGTGCCGTTGCTCGACGTCGACACGCGCATGCGAACACTCAACGAGTTTTTGCAATACACGCAACCGAAGCTGAAGAGCGTTGAGGTCAAGATGTCCGGCTCGCTGGACCTGACCAGTGAGCAGCTGGACAACCGGCTGAACATGTTGCTTGCGAAGGCTGCAAGATGATCAAGCTCGACCGCATTGACACAACGCTGTTGGATGAGGATGAGAAGCGCGAGCTGTACGAGCTGCTGCGCTTGAAGGACATCAGGGCCAAGCGCAATCGCTTGTTGACCTACACGCCCTACAAAAAGCAGATCGAGTTTCACAATGCTGGCGCTGACTTCCGTGAACGCTTGTTCATGGCAGGCAACCAGCTTGGCAAGACATGGGCCGGCGCCTTCGAGGTCGCGATGCACGCGACGGGCCGCTACCCATCATGGTGGAAGGGCAAACGCTACAACTACGCCATTCGGTGCATGGTTGGATCTGAATCGGCCGAGTTGACCCGCAAGGGTATTCAGCGCTTGCTGCTTGGTCCGCCAGAGATGCGCGAGGAGTGGGGCACTGGCGCCATTCCGCATGACTGCGTGCGTGACACCAGCATGAAGCAGGGCGTGCCCGATGCGGTCTCAAGCATTGTGGTCCGCCACGAATGCGGCGAGGACAGCGTCATCCAGTTCAACAGCTACGATCAGGGCCGCACCAAGTGGCAGGCCGACACGGTGGACCTAGTCTGGTTTGACGAAGAGCCTCCACTGCCAATTTATTCTGAGGGCTTGACACGGACGAACGCCACGGCCGGTCAGGTCTTCGTGACGTTTACGCCGTTGCTCGGCATGTCCGAAGTGGTCAAGCGATTCTTGCTGGAGAAACCAGCTGGGTCCAACGTGACCAACATGACGATCAGCGACGCCGAGCACTACACGCCCGAGCAGGCTGCAGCGATCATCGCCAGCTACCCTGAGCACGAGCGTGAGGCTCGGGCTAAGGGCATACCGATCTTGGGGTCGGGCCGCGTGTTTCCTGTGGCCGAGGATGCGATCAAGATTCGGGCCTTTCCGATCCCACCGCACTGGGCGCGCATCGCCGCTATCGACTTCGGGGTTGACCACCCGACAGCCGTGGCGTGGTTGGCTTGGGATCGCGACAGCGATACGATCTATGTGACGGACTGCTACAGACGCAGCGAGCCCGGCATTGCTGGCCACGCCATGGCTGTGCGTGCACGAGGCGAATGGGTTCCTCTGGCATGGCCGCATGACGGCTTGCAGCGCGACAAAGGCGGCAGCGGCGAGCAGTTGGCCAAGCAGTACAAGGACCAAGGGCTGAACATGCTTGCCAATCGAGCTACCTTCGAGGACGGAAGCAACGGTGTCGAAGCCGGCTTGTCCGAGATGCTGACCCGCATGCAGACAATGCGCCTGCGCGTGTTCTCGCATTTGGAGGACTGGTTCGAAGAGTTCAGGCTGTACCACCGCAAGGACGGTATGGTCGTTAAAATCAGCGACGACTTGATGAGTGCAACGAGGTACGGCATGATGATGCGCCGCTTTGCCAAGACGCAGGAAGAAGCTGAGACGAGATTGAGACCGGGGCGCATGGCACCAGTCTTACCTTTCACCGTCTTTGACGAGACAACCGGTTATTGAGGAACCCCATGGAAATCCAACCACAACAGATCGACGTAGAGGTCGTGACCGAAGAGGACCTTCAAGCCAAGCAGGCCGAACGCTTGCAGGCTTTTGGCCACAGCCTTGGCCAGCAGCGTGACGAATGGATTCGTTCACGCTACAGCTACGGCGTTGACAAACGCTGGTTGGAAGACGAAGACCAGTACAACGCCAAGGACAACGTCAACAAGGCAGCCAGCCAAATGATGACGTCGGTTGAGCAGGGCTATCCTGTGACCACACAGTTTGCCAAGCCTCATCGCTCGACCGTGTACATCGGCCTGACACGTCAGAAAACCAATGCAGCCGAGGCTCGCATTGCCGACATCTTGCTTCCCACAGACGACCGCAACTGGGGCATTCAGCCAACGCCTAAGCCCGACGTTGCCGAGATGGGGCGTGATGGCCGCATGGCTGGTGACAAGTTCACAGGCGAGCCGCTGAAGAACCCAGAGAACGGCGAGCCCTTGCGCATGAAGGACATTGCCCGCGCTGCCATGCAGGTTGCACGGGACAAAGCCAAGGCCATGCAGACCCTGATTGAGGACCAGCTTGTTGAGTGTGACTACAACGGCGAGCTGCGCAAGATGATCCACGACGCAGCAGTGCTGGGCACTGGCGTGATCAAGGGCCCGATTGTCACCAACCGCACACGCAAGGCTTGGCAGCCACTGACCGACGCCAATGGCGATACGGTGCACCAGCTGGAGATTGTCAAAGAGACCGGCCCTGCATCATTCCGCGTTGATCCTCGCAACTGTTTCCCTGACCCAGCTTGCGGCGAGTCGATCCATCACGGCAAGGGCATGTACGAGCGCGAGCAGATCACAGGCCGTCAGGTGCGCGATCTGGCCAAGCAGCCCGGCTTCATGAAGGACCAGCTGCGCAAGGTGCTCGAAGAGGGACCTAAGCGTGCAGCCGTGTTCCAAGAGATGCGAGACGACGACCAGCGCGATGTGGCCCGTGCCACGTTTGAGATGTGGACCTATTGGGGCGAGGTTGAGCACGAGGACCTTGAGTCAGCCGGCGTCAAGATGGGCGAGAAGGACATACTGCGCAGCGTCAGCGGCTGTGTGGTCATGATCAACGACACGGTCGTTAAGGCATTCCCTAATCCGCTGGAAGGCGGAGACATTCCCTACGACTTCTACGTCTGGGAAAAAGTAGCCGACAGCGTCTGGGGTTATGGTATTCCCTACCTCATGCGCGCACAGCAGAAGGTCCTGAACGCCGCATGGCGCCAGATGATGGACAACGCTGGCGTATCCAGCGGTCCGCAGATCGTCGTCAAACCCAACACGATTCAGCCAGCCGACAAGCAGTGGCAGCTATCAGCCCGCAAGATCTGGTACGCCACGGACGACGTGGACGACGTGAGCAAAGCCTTTGCGACGTTTGAGTTCAACTCCCATCAAGGCGAGTTGGCCAACATCATCAAGATGGCGATGGAGCTGGCCGACCAAGAGACCGGCGTGCCTACCATCATGCAGGGCGAGCAGGGTGCAGCGCCAGACACTGTCGGTGGCATGCAAATGCTGATGAACTCAGCCAACGTGGTCCTGCGCCGCTTGGTCAAACAGTTTGACGACATGGTCACCCGCCCGCACATCCGTCGCTACTACGACTTCAACATGTTGTACAGCGAAGACGAAGAGGTCAAAGGCGACTTCAACGTTGACGCCCGTGGCTCATCGGCCTTGTTGGTTCGTGACGTACAGAACCAAGCCTTCCTGAACTTGTTGGCTGCGGCCACCAACCCAGTGTTCGGCGTGTACATCGACGCGCAGAAGCTGTTCGAGAAGGCGCTGCAAGCCCAGCACATCGACCCAGCCGAGGTGTTCAAGTCTGAGGACGAGCTGGAGAAGATCAAAGAGCAGGCAGCACAAGGCCAGCAAGAGGCGCCAGATCCACGCATCCAAGCTGCGCAGATCAGGGCTGAGGCCGACATGGCCAGAGTCCAAGCGCAGAACGAAGGCGATGCCGCAGAGCTGCAGTTGCGCCAAGCCATCTTCCAACAGGAAGCCGAGATGCGCATGGCCGAGCTGCAGATGTCCCGCGAGATCGAGATGCTCAAGATGTCCAACAATCAGAACATCAGCCTTGAGACCATTAAGGCCAAGCTGGCTGATACGGCGATCAAAGAGCGCAGTCGCAAAGAGCTTTTTTCAGCTGAACAAGACCTGAAATTACGGGTCGGATCAGGTATTTAAAAAAGTGTTGCACAAACGATACGCTTTGATCTACAATTTGTTCGGGCGAAGTGCGCCCAAAATTTACCAAGCCAGCTACCCAGCTGGCTTTTTTGTGAATGACTGACTACTCCTCCGATACTTGGCACAGATTGCGCAAATGGGCAGAAGCCCAGCTTGATCTTGCACGGAATAAAAACGATGCCGTCGGGCTCTCCGACACAGAGACGGCAGCGTTGAGGGGTGAGATCAGAGCACTGAAAAGATTTCTCGACTTGCCCAATGAGGCAACTCGAGGTGTGGCGGTCGAGCCGGAGTAACCTCCCGCTTGACCTTGTAAGTGAACCGCTGAGAGGCGGTTTTTGTTTGGAGAGCAAAAGTGGAAGAAAACCAACTGTCTTCGGAAGAAGCACAAAACCTATGGAATGAAGAGGCTTCAAAGTTAACTGCCAGTGCTGACCCACTCGCGGATGACTCTATGGCCACTGCGCCGGAAACGCCGCAGCTTGAAATCCAATTAGAACCTGAAGAGCAACAACCGGAACAAGAGGAAGACCCATACGCTGGACTATCGCCAACGCTTCGAGCCAAACTGGCTCAGATCGATGAGTTAGCCCAAGCAAATGCTCAACTGCTGCACCACGTTAAGACTACCGAGGGTCGCGTGGCAGCGATGCAACGAGAAGCCCAGCAGGCACGTCAAGCAGCGACGCAAGTCGCACCGCAAGATGCGCCATCGCAGACAGCTATCGCCAGCGCCGCCAAGAACCCAGAGAAGTGGGAGCAGCTCAAGCAGGATTTCCCCGAGTGGGCAGGAGCGATGGAGGAATACGTCGCTGCCAAGATTGGTTCACAGCAAGCAGGTCTGACATCCGAACAGGTGGCAGGCTTTGTACAGCAGCAAGTGGATCAGACCAAGGCAGAGATGCGAGCCGCCATCGAAGAGGCCCGAATTGAGGGCAAGCACGAAGACTGGAAAACGACGATAAATACTCCGGAGTTCGCCGCATGGTTTGCAGTGCAAGCACCTCAAGTCAAAGCCTTAGCAGAAAGCCCGCAAGGCAAAGACGCAATCAAGATGCTGGACATGTTCAGCGAATCTAGAACGCGTTCAGCTTCGGATATTCGGCAAGAGCGCGGAGCACGTCTCGCTGCAGCCGCGACAACTCGACCCGGTCAGACACCGCCGCCTAAAACAATTGGCGACATGTCACCGGCAGAACTGTGGAACTATGAGGCCAAGAAACGTGAGCGAGAGCTCAAAGAACGCGGCTACTAAATCAATTTTCAATAAAGGAACTTAGACTATGTCTATTCAAAATTACGGCACCGTAGCATCGCGAAATCTTATTCGCGCCGCCCAAGGTATGCTTGAACACGCACAGCCCATCACTGTTTTGGGTGACTTCGGTACTCAACGCGAGATGCCCCAGAATTCGACAGACACTTTGGTGTTCCGTCGTACTCTGCCCTTCGGCGCCTCCACCACTGGTACAACAATCGAGAACTCTTCTCGCTATGTTGGTACTCCTGACATCACCGCTTCCAACTTCGTGTTGGCTGAGGGTGTGACACCTAACGCAAACACGATCTCTTTCCAAGACGTGTCTGTTCAATTGCAACAATACGGCGTGCTGTTCAAGTACTCCAGCAAAGTTGAGCAGTTGTACGAAGACGACATCCCCGGCGAAATGGTCAAGCTCACAGGCGAGACACTGGCTGAGGTGATGGAGATGGTTCGTTACGGCGTGTTGAAGGCTGGCTCTACTGTGATCTATGCAAACGGTTCTAGCCGCTCTGCAATCAACACAGCAATCAGCTTGAATGCAATTCGTAAAGCAGCTCGTACACTTGAGTCCAACCGTTCACGCCGCGTGACCAGCCGTTTGGCTCCCGGTGTCAACTTCGGTACTCGCGCTGTGCAGCCCGCATACGTTGTGTTCTGCCACACTGACGCTGTCAGCGACATCCGTAACTTGCCCGGCTTCACCCGCGTTGAAGAGTACGGCTCATTCAAGCCAATCCATGACCGCGAAATCGGCGCATGCGAAGACTTCCGTTTCATCAGCTCACCATTGCTCAAGTCCTTCTTGGCTGCTGGTTCTGGCACGATCAACGGTATGTTGTCCGTCGGCGCTTCTGCTGTTGACGTGTACCCCTTCATCATTATCGGTGAAGACGCTTGGGGCCAAGTTGCTCTCAAGGGCATGTCTGCCATTAAACCTGTGGTCCTCAAAGCATCACAGACCAACCACGCCAACCCATTGGGCCAATTCGGCTACGTGGGCGCTTCCACATGGTTCGCGACTGTGCGTTTGAACGACGCCTTCATGGCCCGTATCGAAGCCGGTGTGACCGCCCTGTAATGATCTGCCGGGGCCGCGCCCCGGCGTCTTAACTTAAAGGAACACATCATGGCTGAATCAGTAAAACAACGGATGCCCAAGATCCCCGATCGTTTGACAGAGCAAGAATTGACTGCTTTGTTGGCCGCGATCGTCAACGGCCTCCAAGCCATTACGGCTCAATTGGATACAGATACTGGCGTCGCTGAGACCACGTATGCTGCAACTCTCGCAAACTATATCGTCGACTAAGGAGTCACAACATGTCATACAACATCGAACAAGCCAATAGTGGCTATCTCTCCCTTACAGCTGCCGGCTTGGCCGAAGGCACAAACGCTGCAAC